GCTTCCATATATGCAACCAGCTCCTCTTTAGTCATCATGTATAGTAATCGTTGTTGTAATCGTTGTTGTAATCGCCTTGATTCGATGGCACGTAGTTGAGTGTGCCAGTCACTCCGTCCCAAAGGTAAATGTAAACCTGTTCCTGTAATACTTCAGGCCGCTTAACGTTTATCATTATCCGTAGCCTGTCAATACCTGTGATCTCAGTCGTTACCGTAATATCAGCAAACGGAAGCATAAAGGCAAGGTCACGCAAAATAGCCTGTTCGACCGCAATACGACCCGAACTTGTGAGCGTAATCTCATCCAATCTCGCCTCTGTCAGTGAGTTGAATTGTAGGTCAGGCGTGTCTCCGAACAGTAACGAATTACCCCACCAGTCGAACGCCTCCTCACCTGCTGCCCTGTTCGCGGGTGTTGACTGTCCGACATTACCCCCGAACATTCCGAGGTATGGCATGTTGTCCCAACCGCTTACAAGTGCAAGGTCGCGCCCCACCAGTCGAAGGTCGCCACCGTTTCCAGTCTCGATAACTGCCACGTCTATTGTTGCCATGCCATTGTATTTGTGACGTTCACAGGTACAACATCATTGTCACTCTCAACCTTCGCCCGTCCTGTCGAATCCTTAACGTCAATACTTACATTCTGTTTCTGGACAGTCTCCATACGCTGCGCCATTGCCTCCTGCCGTGACGCTTCGGGGTTGACCGATTCGGGTGTCTCACTACCTGCTACGTTAACGCCCATGTCTGCACGGAAGTCCTCAATGGACTTGGCTCCCTCAGCTGCCAGTTGCCCGACCTTGCCAGGCAACTTCGATGCAACTGTCAATATCTGCTGCAATGGCATCAACACCGCATCTAGCAATGTCACCCCAATGGCTTTCAGGCCGCCAAGTATCCCACCGTCTTTGAACCCTTGCGCGATTATGTCCCAATTACGCCAAACGGACGCAAGTACAGAAATGAACACCCCGAAAGCGGCAAGTACAGGTGAGAAGAACGCGGCAATGATAGTACCGACCATGAGTATAGCCGCGCCAAAGTCATTCCAGTACCGAATGATTATTACTATCGCAGCGATTGCGGCCACTATCGCGACTACAAGCAATGTGAACGTACCGAATCCGATTGTCACGGCCAAAGCCCACGCATACTGCGCTACCGTTACAAGAGCAAGTACCCCGTTATATGCAGCCAATGCGCCCGATACTAAAAGCATTATAGCTTTCCAAGCGATCAATGCGCCTACCACGAACCCGATAGCCTTTACCATAATCATACCTGCTTCTGCAAAAGATCGGATACGTTTTGCACCTTCACTCAATTCGGATGCTGCAATAGCTGTCCCTGATGCCAGTGTGAACATTTCACTGACCACCTGAACAATCGTTTTCAACTGATTACTGAACGATCCTGTGCCATCCTCCATAGAAAGTATGAAACCCTCATAAGAACTGCCGAGTATGGTCAATGCACCGTTCAATGTATCCAACTGTGTCTCAGCCATCTTTTGAGCAGTTCCGCCAGCGTTTTTTAATTCACCTGCAAGCTTCCTGATACCGTCCGCTCCATCCACAAACGTAGCAAATGCTGCAACGCTACGTTTATCCGTGAGGTCTAGCATACCAGCAAGGTCAACCCCTTTAGATCGCAATTCTTCCATACCAGTCACCATATCTTCTAACGAAGTGACTGGTTTACCTAGAGCCTTTGCGAGTTTACCCCCGCCATCAGCCATATTTAGTATGATGTTACGTGTTGCCGTTGCAGCACTAGACGCATCAAAACCCGCATCTGATAGCTTACCCAGTAGTGCAACACTATCTTCAATGCTGAATCCGAACGCTTTAGCTACGGGAGCGACCGTTGACATACCTGTATCTAGTTTCGCCATGTCAAGGGCTGACTTAGATGTTGATGCCGCGAATACGTCCGCAACCCTAGCAGCTTCGGAGGCGTCAAGACCAAACGCCCTAAGAGCAGAACCTACCTGAGCGGCTGCCTGTGGTAATTCTGTATTGGTAGCTGCCGCGAGTGCGAGTGTCGCTTCGGTGGCTCCTAATATCTCTTTCTGCGAAAATCCTAATTTCGCAAATTCTGTCTGCAATCCAGCAACTTGTGACGCGGTAAATGCCGTTGTAGCACCCAATCGTTTTGCATCTTCGTTGAGCGCAACAGTCTCTGCCTTTGATTTACCGAGAACGGAAGCAAGGTTGGCGTTTGCCTGTTCAAAATCTTTGAATATGCCGACAACGGAAGTAAGACCACCCACAATCGCTGCGCCCCCTAGCATCAGCCCCATTGACCCAAGTGCGGAAGTTACCCTCCTTATAGGAGCAGTAACTCTCCTGAATGCCATTTCTGACCGCGCCATAGCGACCTCGGTCTTAGCGGCAAATCCCTGAACTGATGAACCCATCGCACGGACGGGTGCGGAGAACCTGTCAATGGCTGTGAAAATGGATGGTATCTTAATTGCGCGGCTCATTTCTTCTTCAATTCCTTGTGACAGGCCACGACATCGTTATACCACCATATCAGCCCATGCCAGTCATCGTCATCTGCATAGAGTTGTTCAATGTATTCAGGTGTCCAATGGTGTTCACGTATGACCGTCTTGACCATGTTGTCCCACCCGTCCCCATCGCTTACAGGAAAAAAAGGGCTATGTTCTGAGCAACGGAATAATCACTAGTGTCCAACGCCTTGACCACTCCTTTAGGCTTACCTGTCAAAGCTGCAATCAAAGCTGTTACACGCCCATCAGCATCACCAGACTTTACACCGTTCATCTGTGAATGTACCTCACCAACTTTCAAACGTGGTTTGAACTTCAGTTCTGTAACAGGTGCGTCACCTTCTGTCGGCACATCCAACGTCTGAACGAAGTGCAGGTCGTCAGTAAGTACCAACTGTCCGAACACGACCGCATCAACAAGCGATTCAATGGCATCTGCATACGTCTCCCTTTTCTTTGGGGACACACGCTTCATGTCGAGCCACTTCTCAACTTCCAGCTGAGCTTGTTCCTGTGATACCTTCTTAGCCATTACGCTATCTTTTCGAGTTTTCCACCACCTTTCACGGTCAGGGAAATGGTCGGAGCGGACAGGTCACCTTGCAGGTCACCGTCAATAGTTCCGACACCGCTATAAACCGTTCCGTTGATGGATGTGAAAGTCCAGTCGGTGGGGGTCAAAGCGGCTGCAACTGCGTTCAACAGTTCCATGTCCTCGCGGGTGTTGCTGTCCCAATCAACCGTTACCTCCACCATCCAAGGGGCTTGCGTCTTTTTGGTAACTGACTGCCCTGAACCTGTTACAAGCACCTCATTACGGATGCCCCCAAGGTCAAAGCTGTTCGTTTCACCTGCGAGTATCTGCAACGTGCCGCTACCCGCGTCAGGATTGCTGAAAGTTACCTCTGTGATGTCACCTCCTACTGATGCCATGTTATTGTTTCTTAGTTGTTAGTGCCGAAATTGAAACCAGCCTCAGCGGTTGTGGATGCGATACGGGCAATGCCTGTCCGCTTGTAACGGAAGAATGTTTCCAACCTGTCGGGGTTGATTGTCGATATGTTCACGGCAAGGCTATCCTTCATAAAGTCAGGGTCTGCCACAAGACCGCGAAGTGCAAGACCGTCAGCGTAACTGAACAGGATGCCCTTCCATCTTTTCGGCTTGATTACCCGCGTAGCATTCACCACGTCCGCATCATTTGCGATAACATGGTCAACCACATTTGTCTGTTCCAAAAGGTAGTAGCCGAAACGGACGTTCCAGTCCAGTATCAGATTCCTTGCGTACCTGAACTGTGGCGGAATCTCACCGACAGGGTGGTAAGTGGTCACGAAGTCCTGAACCTGATAAACACCGTTCACCTTGTCAACCGTGCTGCAACCTTTCTTCATTATCGCATCACGGTTCAAATAGACCGCCATGCTTCCAATGCTTGCGGGTACAGGCATATCAGGATATGAACGTGCGTTCACGTCAAGATGGGGCGTGTCCTGTGCCGTACGTGCCACAAGTGCTGTCATGTTCGCAGCAGCCTCAAACGAGAACGCAGCGGACAATGGAGCGGGCGCAATGGCAATCGTCATCTGCGCCTTACGTGCGTCCGTGATAGCTGACGGGTCATCTGCAACGCTACCTGTGATGGCAATGAGCGGTTTGAAGATGATACCAGCGTAACGTCCTGTCGGGCTGTTCGGGTCTGCTATGCCGTTGAACGCTTCCAAAGCATCCATTACGCTTGTGACCGTTCCGTAGCTGTTCACTACAATGGTCACCCACTCATTACCGAACTGAGACAACGCGCCCGATATGCTTGGCGTACCTGAACCAGCGGCAATGACCTGCGTGGTGTAAGTAATTCCAAGGCTGTTCCCATTGGTTAGAACCGATACCGTCAATTCGTTAGCGGTAAGTCCTTTCCATTTGGTAGTAAGGTTGCAGACGTAGGGGTCTGATGCCGCGATGACAGGCGAACCGAGTACGTTATTGACCGCATCCTCGATCTTCTGAGCGATAGCAGCCGCATCGTCCCCCACCTGTACATTGATGTCGTAAATCTCACCGTCAACACCCTGACGGCCACCGATCACGATTGTATGTGTTCCGTTCGCGGTTGCAACACCAGTAGCGGCAACTTCCACCACTTTAGCCGTTGCTCCGACCGCTTCTTCCTGTGCATAAACGATTGTCGGAATACCGCCTATCCCTGTCCCACTAATCGGGCGCAGGATACGCATAACGTGGTAAATTGGCGAACCGTAACCGTACAGCTCACCAGCCTGTTGTGCTGTGGTGATGGCCTGTCCGTCCGTGTCCAACGTCAACTGATTGGCCGTGTTGGCCTCGCCAAAGATAGCAACCCGCATCGGCAGGTTCGGAGTTGTTTCTGAGAAGTCCCCTTTTGTCAGCTTATACCCAACGATTCGGGACAGCAATTCGAGACCTACTGCGTCTGATGCCATGTGATAATAGTTTGGTGGCAAAGGTTCGGCTAATGTTCGCGGTCATGGAATTTCTGACCCGAAAATGTTTATATTTGGCGCAATGAGAATAGCCGTCATCATTCCCGACCGCGGAGACCGTCCCGCTTTCCTTGCCAACTGCCTACGGATGATGGAAGCGCAGACGTTGCGACCCGTTCAAATCATACTTGTCAATGACCGCCCCGAATCTGAGGATAAGGATATTACTTGGCGGTATAGAATGGGTTACCAACAGGTACAGAAGGGTATCGACCTTGTGGCGTTCATTGAGAATGACGATTGGTACTCACCAGACTACCTCGAAACGATGTGGCTCGAATGGCATCGTGCCAAATGCCCCGACATTTTCGGAACGTCATACACGATCTATTACCATATAGGCATCCGTAAGTGGTTCACCATGCACCACGTTCACAGGAGTAGCGCGATGTCAACCGTTATACGCCCTCATTTACCGCTGTCTTGGCCAGCCGATAACGACCCATATACCGACCTTCACCTATGGCGCAACGTGAAAGGTTGTACCTTCACGCCCTCAAAGCATATATGCCTCGGAATCAAACACGGTGTCGGATTGTGCGGTGGCGTTAATCACATTGACGCGATGCATAGATACGTGAATGAGGACAACGGTTTGCTTGCCGATACATTAGACCCCGAATCATTACAATGGTACACCCGAAAGTTAAAATAGGTGAGTTCTGCCTTATCGCTGACGATGCGGTAATAGGCGAAGGAACAGTAATCAAATCCTACGTTGAAATACGCAGCGGAACGGTAATAGGGAAGGACTGCTACATCGACAGCGGTGTGAAGATAAGCGGTCAATGCACAATAGGCGACCGCGTTACACTTCGATACAATACCATCATTGCGCGTGGGTGCAATATCGGAGACGATAACTACCTTGCCCCAAACTGCATGACGAACAACCTTGACAGCGGACGCGAATCAATCGGGGGGGCGACAACAGGGAATGGTTGCTTTTTTGGAACGGCAACCGTATTGCAGCACGGTATAACGATAGCGGACGGTACGGTAACAGGTGTGCAGTCGTTTATCAATAAGGACATCACAGAACCGAACGGGGTCTATGTAGGATGCCCTGCAAAGCGTGTGAAATGAGGCGATTCCGTGTAATTACCACCTCGATAGGCGCAAGACGGAACAGGATACTAAGGTGCGGTCAGGATGTGAATGAATCCATGTTCTACCCGAACACTGTTGACAGGCTTGTGAAAGGTGGTTACATTGAGGAGGTGTTCATTGACGAACACGGCAACCCTATCCCGCAAATGGCTAAAAACCTTGACGATGTGATACGGATATACTCTGAATCCGAGGCTATAAAGGTTGAATTGTCCGACAACACCCCTGTTCTTTCTGTCGTTATACCGTATTTCAGGGCAGGGCGCATTGGATGGCTGCCACTTGAAAGCCTTATCAGACAAGAGCGGGTCAACTTCAACTGGGAACTGTTCATTATTGAGGAGAATTTCGACAATCCTTTCGGTTTGGATAGGGTACTTGAATACTCTGAACAGTTGAAAAAGGCAGGTTGCTGCCTTATTAAGTACGTCAGTCTCTGTAATTGGATACCGCTTTCGGCAAAATGGCACTATCTGATTCAGGGATGCCACAACGATTCAAAGGTGGTGTGCTTCAATTCGTCCGATGTATATTGCGGAAAGGATAGGCTTCGGTCGCAATACGATGTCTTGAAAAAAGGGCAATACAATTGGTACAAACTTTCGGGCAATCTGGTCTATGACATCTCAATAAAGAAGCATGTCAGCATTACGGCAATGGACAGGAACAGGAGTGATACGGCCTGTCGCGCAACGACATTGCAGCTTGCTCGGTGTCTGCCTTTGGAATACATAAAGACTGGCGTTGACGGGTGGATGTTCAGAAAGTTGTCAGCATACGGTATCAACTTCTTCTATGATGAATCCGATATGTGGAAGGACACGGTGAACGTCAACGGCCTGAACAACATATCACGAAGGACGGCACGTATCGCGAACGTATCCCCACCGTTCAATTACTGCTGTGACGATTTGGCGCATCACATACCATCAGAGGTCGTGGAAAGGTTGTACAGTTGTGCTGATAGGGTTGCCGACCACGAACGTATGAAGTCTGAATCACACATAACACTGAGATGATCGTTTCCATAATCGGCACACGTCCGCAATACATCAAAGTCAAACCCATTGCCGACCATTGCAAGGC